CCGGAGTAACGGGAACGCAAGGAAAGCTGGAAACGGCCTACAAGTAATTACCAGAGCCTCAGTTGTGACACTGATAGCCATTATACTACAAATATATAAATACCGAACAGTGAAAATGAAAAATAATCTATTTAAAATTATTGATACACTTTCATCGGTAAGATTTAAATCCGTAGATGTTAATGCCATGACCACCGTAAAAGGTGGGACTTTTTGGGTCAATGTAATCATTAGATTACTAGGCCCAATTGGTCTGTCTGTTACCGGACCGCGTGTGCGGGCTACCGTTACTATCTTAAGAAAATTCTCTTTCTTAGCCTCGACTCAAGGAATCAAGGGACTAGTCATCCATTGTAAAGCCTGTAGTGTATTGCTAGCGCAAGCTAGTGGAGGTCACAATATTAAGGACTCAGGACAGTTAAACTGTCGAGTATCCCGAACTAATAAGGGTATTCCTCGGTTTATACTAGTTGCGGATAGAGTACGCCTACGAAATGGAGACTATGCGGTGGAGAAATTCTACCAAACAGTTTTTAATTTGATGCGAATACTCTCATTTATGGGGAGACCTAAATTGGCGACTATTACAGCGCCATTTAGCGGATCAAGTACCTTCGTTAATTCTGAGGTACTACCGTTTATTCCGGATTTCATAGGAGCAATCCTACGACAAAATAATCCGTTCCGCGCCTGAGAGGGCGGAGTTACGTGGGTAGGACTTAAGAAAGTAACTACTCCAGGTAGACCTGCAGTAATGCAGTATCTACTTGACAAGTACCGAGATTTGTCACCTCTTTGGCTAGCCAAATCGGCGGCCGGTACTCACCACGAAAGAATTCAGGTATCCAGTCACCCATATTTGATGCTTAGAACGGTTTCGACGGTTTTAAGGTCAGATATCGCTAAGGAGTTTGAGTATTTTATATCGCTTTTACCTGTAGATGCGCCCTTTAAGAGAGCATACGAAGCTTCGTGTGCCGTGGCTTATTTATTTAAGCCCCTGTTTACACTTGGTAAACTTGGTATTAAGGAGGAAGCAGCGGGAAAAGTGCGGTTGTTCGCAATGGCTCCAACCTGGTTTCAAATCCTGCTTGAGCCGGTTCACTCTATGATCTTTGAGATCTTAAGAGGGATCCCTCAAGATGGGACTTTCGACCAGTTAAGACCATTAGCGGGCCATGCTAAAAAGCACAAAGAGGCCTTCAGCCTTGATTTAACCGCCGCTACCGATCGATTGCCTTTGGTAATCCAAGTTGAGATACTATCTCACTTGACCGGTTCTCGAGATTTTGCCCATAATTGGGGACGTCTCTTAACTGGTATCGATTATGCAGTTAATAGTTTGGAGTATGGGCTTTCAGAAATCGTTCGATATTCTGTAGGCCAACCAATGGGAGCGTTATCTAGCTGGCCAAGCCTAGCTATTACACACCACTTTATCATACAATTAAGTGCGTGGAGGGCCGGAACGGTTCCTGTAGGACACTGGTTTAAGGATTACGCAATCCTTGGAGACGACGTGGTTATATTTAATCGCGCTGTCGCTAACGAGTATAGAAAGGTCATTTCACTTATTGGAATGGAAATTGGGTTACATAAATCTATACTGTCCCGAAACGGGTCAGTTATAGAATTCGCAAAACGAATATTCCATAACGGAGTTGATGTATCCCCAGTACCTTTTAAAGAGTTCTTCGCGGCCTTATTTGGCTACGGAAATCTCTTGGATTTTGGTAGAAAGTATAATCTATCCTTTGTCCAACTCGCAAGGGTGCTCGGATTTAAATACCGAGCGTTATCTAAAGTAGGGAATGGCTTTAAATGCCTTCCCTCTGGGCTAAAACGACTTTACGTCGCTTCTAGTCTACCAGGTGTTTCTTCAGAAGTTGAACCTTACCTTCAGTTAGGTGCACCGATTAAAGCCCGATGGCCAATCTCACTCGACTTGTTTTGGCAACAATTCACTCAGATCGAATTCAATAACTTATTAAAAGTTATTGATGACCGAATTTCTGCGGTATTGGAAGACCCGAGTTTATTCCCTCATCATGGGGAATTCGCTAAGGATCCCAAACTTCTAGGAATTATCTCATCTAAATTTTTAGTTGCGATAGGACCATGAGATATGGGAAACTGGCGGCCGGCTTTCCGGACCGATTTATCTTCTGAATTTGATTCAGATTTAATCGGGGAAGGCTGGGTACTTGGGCCTGCTGAAGCAAAAGAGGATTGGTGCGGGTTTGTCATGCAAAATAGCAGTGACATAACGCAACCATTAAATACTAGCGGAAACATCCGTTTACGAGAATACCTAGATGATCACCCAAATAAGGTGATTAATCTAAGCGGAGATGATGTGAAGAAACTAAGACGGGCATTAGCCTGTCTGTTTGATGCACATATCCTTCCGAAACGGACGGCACTAAGGGAGTCTCTTCCTAAAGTAAGGGAACTAATTATAAAAAATTGGATCCTGCCCGATGACATGAACGAAAT